TTCTCTTAATGCTTTTGCCCATCCGGGTCTGCTGTCTGCAACTTTGATGATAGTAGTGCTGTCCTCAAAGTGTTCATTGACTATAGGCAACTTGTCTACGTTCTCACGTTCCACAGAGAAACCAACACCAGTGCCACACATAAGAATATACATACACTCATCAAAACTACGTGGACTATCTACAGGTATGTAGCTACAGTTGTAACCACCTACGTGGCATCTGTCTAGTGCAGGTCCTGATGTCATCAATGCTCTCATACTTGGCATAATACCTAGAGACATTATCTGATCTGTAAGTTTTTCTTTTAAGGCTTTTGTAATATTATAGTTGTAGTTATTAGATAGATGATTGCTCATGTAATCAAAGTATCTGTCTACAGTCTCTGACCAATTCTCTCTGCGTTGTTCATCGTCTTTCCATCTTGCATAGCGAGAGAGTGCTATGAAGTTTTGATAGTCTGTGGGTAAGTAATTTTGTAACATCTATTTCTCCTCTGTTATTGTTTTTATAGTTCTAATCTTTATACCTTCTAAATCATAAATCATATCTTTAATATAATCTTCTACTTCTTCTCCTACATTTCCGTCTGCTGGTATTGGATATTCTTCTTTATCAACAGAGAGAGTTATAATCATCTTAACTCTTATCATCATAAACCTCAATAAGTTTATTAAGATACCATTGTGCTTTCTTTAGGTCTTCTATACCATTCTTGTATCTAAATCTCCATAAGTATTTAACTACGTTTCCTTGTAAGTAATAATCAAATCCGTCAACAAGCATAGCTTCTAGGGCATCAATAGTTTCAATACCTGCTTTGTTATAATGAATAGGACTATTAACCATGTCTAAATTATCAGACTGCATATCTGCTTGTTGTTTTTTCATTTTCATATACTCCATATGTCTTAACATTATTTCTTCTTTTCAAAGTTTAAGGATATTACATTACCCTCAACAGATTTAGTTACTATAGGTTTATTCTTTTCCCTTATTTCTTCTTCTGCCTCATTTACAAACTCTTCTAGTCTTAGTGTTAACTTAGGGTCTAGCTCCATGAGAGCTACAGTAGATGCAACCAATTGAGATAGATGCAATAAACTTTCTTTACTTTCTTTATCAAGGTCACTCTTTTCAGATGCTATGATATTAACTTCTAGTTCTCCAGTCCAATAGCTTTTATCACATATAGGATTTAGTTCTATGAAACATGAGTTTGGATTTCTTCTTTCTAACATATATTATCTCCTTACCTTTGTACCTGAAAATTTAATAAAGTTCAAGTGTTTATTTTTACCTTTTTCTTTTAGCCAATCTTCTGGTATAATTCTGTCATAGTATCTAAAACCATGTTTAATACACCATTGTCCGTAGTTAGACTTAGCACCTTTACTAAGCTTATTTCTACTATTTGTAAAGACAAATCTTATATCTAATTTAGGATGTTGCTTTTTTATACAGAGATGTTTCTTTCTGTCTGCTGCTAAGAATCTTCCTTTAGTTTCTATAATTATGCCATTGTTTAATATAAAGTCTGGTGTATAGGTACGGTAGGTTAAATCTTCCCACTCTATCTTTATAGATTCATACGCATACTTGTGTTTAAGTTTCTCTAAATATAAAGAGAGGGCATGTTCTAACCCACTCCTATACCCATTCTTTATAGCATCTCTTCTTATCTGATGAGGAGACATTAAGTATTTAGCTCTATGTAAGAAACAATCTTAGGTGTCTGTGCTTTTGACATGACAGCAGGTTTATCAGTAAGATTCCAACAATCATATCTGTAATCACAGAACTTACAGTTACTATTTAAAACAGTATTACCTGTTTCTTTACCTCTGAATGTTTCAATCTCAGGCTCAAAACATCTCTCAAACTTATTGGCATTTACAGTAGCTACAGTGTCTTCAATCTTTTTTATCTCATCATCTAGATTGAGTCCACTTGCAGGTACATATTTAAAGTGACCATTGGCTTTGTTTACAACCCACCAACCACCAACTTTCTTACCTGAAGCTTTTGCATAACCAGCAAGTTGTCCTACATATCCAAATCCATCACCACTGCTCAGTGTGTCATAGGACTCAAACTTATTTTTATAAGACCAATCAGATGCTGACTTAACATCATCAACTGCTCCATCAATAACTAAGTCATAAGAACCTGATACTTCTGCATCTTTACATTTAAGAGTAACAGTATCAGACTCTTCATAGTCTACTTTAGCACCTCTGAGTAAACCCTTGAAGACTGCCTCAACTATATCTCCTAACATCATGTTCATCATAAAGTTATTTGATCTAGGTAAAGCAGTCTCAGGTTTATTCTTTTCATACCAAAGCTGACAAGTAGGTCTGCCTACATTTGACATACGTAGGGTAAAGTCTTTTCTTTTAACCTTACCACCAAACTGACGTTGCAATGCATCTTTTACGTCATTGGCTACTTGATGAATAATTTCATCTGACATAGTAGATTTGCCATTGACTGCATCAGTCATATATTGGTGCAACTTCAGTTCAGCGACATGGTTCATTAGCTATTACCCTCAATGTCAATAAAAGACTCAACAGTTTCCATTTCTTCTTCAGATACAGGATTCTGCCTAGACTCTACTTTTTCTTCCCACTCTTTGCAGATGTAGTCATTGAAGTTCTTTATCCAATCAACAAAGTCGCCAAATAACTTCTGATCTTCTTCTGTAACATCAAATGCTTCAGAGAAGTCTACGTTGGCAATAGGAGTATAGAAACTACTTCCATTAGGTAGCTCGTTTGCTTTAGTACCATTAAGATGTATCATGTGCTGTATAGGCAATCTAGACTTCTTAACATACTCATTAAACTGCTCACCTAAAGTTTTGAAAGCATCTTTATTATCTATCTCCCAAATGAAAGGTACGTCACCTAATTCTGTAGGTTGTCCTTTCTCGTCAGTAGGCTCATCCAAAGTAACCACACCAAAGATAACACGCACACGTTTGATTTGTCTTATCAAGTCTTGCATGTCAGGTGCTAATGCTTTGAAGTCTTCTATGTAACCTGATGGTTTACCACAGTTGAACCTACCTGTATTGTCTTTCAAATCACTATTAAGATTATCAGACATAATAGTTCTATGGAACATACCCTTTGGTTCACCTGCTTTTGCACTAAGATTAGCTATGTATCTTCTTAACATGAACCTTTGCATGAATGGGCGAATGCTTATATTCTTAGCATAGTAGAATGTAGAGCCACTTTCTTCTACAACTTCTAATCTATATGCTCCTCCCTCAATGACCTCAACATTAGCCATCTTACCATTAATCTCAGCTTGACCCATAATAGGTGTATGCCATATTCTTAGTCTGTTTAAATTACCAGACTTCTTTGGCTTTGCAGAAACCTCTGTAGCTATTCCCATAGCTTTAGCTAAATCTGCATAGGTATCTGTATTTATATTAATTAAATCATTCATTTACTTTTTTCTCCTTTCAATAAGTGCCTAGTTATATCACGCAACATCTTTAGTGTCAAGCCAATTAGTACCTATTTTTGCCTCTAATAATAGTGGTACATTAAACTCTAATTTAATCTCTTTTTCTATTAAAGATATCATATTCTCATTAGTTATTTTTATAACATCTAATACTTCTCTCTCTTCATTTGGGTGTACATCTACTACTATGGAATCATGTACACTGTTGACTACACAAGACTGATATGGCTCTAACTTCTTTTCTATATACATCAGTATCAAAGGCACTATATCAGCAGTAGCAAATGATTGTACAGGATAATTCTTTATCTGTGTGAAGTTAGTTATCTTACCAGACATCAATCTATGCACATCCGGGAACGCAAACTGTCTTCCTGATGGTGTAGTTATCTTGCCTGTAGCTAGAGCTTCTTTAGCCAATCGGGTATGCCAAGCTTTGATGCCTTTGTACTTTTCTGTAAAGTGTTCATAGTATGAGGCTTCTGCTTTACTTCTCCCAAACCCAGTCGCACCATATAACGGTGCAAACGTATGTGCTTTAGCCTC